TATCTGGATCGAGGCCAGTCCCATGATGGTATCGCCTGCAGCAGCTTGGATAGTGATTGGGTGCGCGCTGGCGTTGCCACCAACGTCTGCGATGACGATGGGATTGGCAACGAAGGTGCCGGGCTGGGCTGTTGCGCCTGCCGGTGATGAGATGGCTGGCGGCATGGTGATAGTAACAGCACCAGTTGTGTTGACTGGAACATAGGAAGTGCTCCGGTCGAGAATGAAGGTGCCCCCGGCAGCAATCGGAAACTGGTTCTGCATCGGCATGGCGACCCAACCGATACTCGGTCCCATGAAGACCCTCGCCCACTCCCGAAAGGTTCCGCCCTGATCGATGTCGGTCTGCGAAGGCATCTCAAACTCCTATTGGCGGCAGGCCTATGCCGAGGCCTTGGAGTTGGAACGTGCTGGTGCCAGATACCTGCTTCCAGAACGTGGTCGGTGTGTTTACTGGAATGTCAATGCCCGGATAGCCGGGGTTGTACATGCCCGTATAGCGATTGAGATCTTCCCAAGCAGTATTGCGCGGGCCCGCGTTGTAGAAGGCGTTGACTGCTCGGGCGTTGAGTGGATCCACGTCAAGGGTTGGTATCCAACCGATTGGGATTTCGAGGCCTTCGGTTACGATCCAATTTGGTGGGAACATGCCAGTGGTAAGATAATGTGGAGCGAGTAGGCGATACATCGCTGCGATGAATGATGGAGGGATACTTAAAGCAAACCCAGTCGCTGGTGGGGTGGTAAAGATGATTGGGTGAGCAAAGGTAAGTGCGTAAATGTCCTCTCGCAGGAAGTTCTGGATCGGAGTGGTCAGCGGTGGTGGAGTAAGGAGCCATCGACCGGGGGAAGCTTCGGCGAGGGTGTAAGATGGCGCTGTAGCGTTATAGACGTCGCTGCGCAATAGTATACCGAAGTTCGGAGATACTGGAAGTGCGGCGAGCTGGATGATTGGACCAGCAGCAGGTGTGGTAAAGACGACCTTGGCGTAATAAACGTCCTCGCGAGGCCAGACTTGGATTGGGTTGGCGATTGGGATTGTGAGAGCGAGGCCGTACTTCACTGGTTCGCTGTAAACTGCCTTGTAGTAATAGGCGTCCTCGCGAGGGGGTGGAACCCAAGGTGCGAGAAATGGCGCAGGCTGAATGGCTGGTGCGCCAGTGATACCGGGATCGGTAAATCGAGCCTTGTACCAATAAACGTCCTCTCGCATGAACTCCTGAATGGGAGTCGTGAGTGGGACTGATGGAGGGAAGCTGGGTGGGTACGCTGGCGCGATGGTGAAAGTCGGCTTAGCCCAGTAAACGTCCTCTCGCGTTTGTGGGACGATTGGATTGGCTATTGGGATAGTGAGAGCGATGCCTTGTCGAGAGCGCTCGCTAAAGGTTGGTTTATACCAATAGACGTCCTCACGCGGCCAAACACGAAGCTCTGGCGCAGTCGGGATTTGAAGGGCTATACCTTGACGCGGATGGTCACTAAAGGTTGGCTTCGCCCAATAAACGTCTTCTCTAGGCCATGTCTGGATTGGATTGGCAATCGGGATAGTGAGTGCCTTTGGCCCAACAGGTGCGGCCTGATCGTAGGACTTAAGTGGACGTGGTGGATCATCTCGGCCTAATAACCAACCTGTTGATAGAACACCTGCGGCAGGCTTAATAGCCACTGTCGTGGCTACCCACCCACCACTGCCACTCGTAGTAAAGGTGCCTGGTGTTTCAGTAGCGGTATGCGATTGCAGCCATGCCGATGCACCGGAACTAAGAGCGCCAGCGCTGTTGAGCAACCCAGAAAATCCCGATGGCGCTGCGCTGGCACTGCCGGAACTGCCCGCAGCGCCATACGCGGCAATCCATAGGGTATCCAATGCGCCCCAAGCTGGCGTATTAGCTGGTGGTCCAGGGTTAGCTGATGTGCCAGTGGTCCCAGTCGGCTTACTTGGCGCAGTAGTGGTATCAGAACCACTGATCCGATATGATGCCCACCCCAAGCGAGTGCTGCCAGTGGTCGTGACTGTGACCGATGCGCCTTCACTACCAGTCGCGGGCTGGCGGTAGCCGACAGTCAAAAACCCATTAGTGCCGTTAGCTTCGGTAGCGAAGAATGTCCAGCCGGTTGCGGTGAAAGTACCGGGTGATGGCGAACCAGCACAATCGGCAAAGATCATCAGCAAATCGCCAGCAGTAATGCCAGTCGGCAAACTGACGGCATGAGAGCCCGTATTGCTGCTATCAGAAAATGTTGCAGTGGTTTGTACAACCGGGAACGTCATGCGCGCGTCACTGCGTGTGAGTCACATTCCAATGCTTAACCATCCAATCAAGTCCAGCGTCGGGCATATTTGGAAGGTCGCGCAAGTTCCAACCAGTACACTCCCAACAGGTCTTACAGCAAATGCGAATGTCGTTGCGGTTATTGTCGTGCAAATCGACGTACTTGTAATAGTTCAGCCCGCCGGTTTCGTGGAAGTCCTTATTAGGCTCACCTCCGCCCGGTGGACCCCAAAGTTTATAATCCCCCGGTCCCATCTCGCCACGCACTTGAATGACAGGATTACACCCATTCTTTGAGCATTTGCCTAGCACGTTTCTCATCCTCATCGAGCTGGCGGAAGCGATTGGTGCAGGGCTTGCCGTCGCACTTGGGACAGATCGGAGCCATGCAGTTTCGACAGAAGCCTGCCTCTTTGAGATAGTGAGTGCCATCGGCGCGATAGACCAAGACTGATAATGGCTGACCTACCCCTGGACGCACCATATCAACGTGACCGCAATGCACGCAGGTCACAACATCGTTTTCTTGGTTACCATCAGGGCCGATGATAACCCCATAGCCTTGAGGTCGGAGCATTTATTCCTCCAGCAAGCAACGCCAGCCGACTGTCGAAGCGTAGGTCGCGGACTTAGCGCCCATCGCAAGCCCGTTGGTCGTTACTGCCGGGACGATCAGCGCAGAGAACTTATCGCGCATCTGGATGCGATAAGACGCTTGCTGGTCGAGTGGCAGGTACCAAAGGTTGGCGGTTTGGACGTAGGTTGGCTCGACGGTATGATTGGCGGCGTAGGTCAACTGAGCCGCTGCATCGCCACCACCAGTGTCGTTGGGGTTTGGGGTGATAGCGGTGCCGGTGCCAGCAGCAGTTGACTTCATGATCGTCCATGCGATAGCAATGGAGGTAGTTTGACGAGCGCCATCTGCGCCTATCTCCCACTCCATGAGCCATCCACGACGTAGGGTAGCTGCGCCGGTTAGGGCACTGACGTTGAGTTGGGTTTTCTGAGTCGTAGTTAGGTTCTGCGGCGTACCAGCAAGCTGGTTAGAGAAGGTATAGGCAGGCATCTCATCTCTCCTATTAAACCATCCTTGAGGGGATTGGCTTCGGTTGCTCTGACGTGAGGAGACGCTCTATGGTCGAGCATTATCTCCCCATCGTGAGAGGTTTTAAGAAACGGCATCACGCTACCTTCCGTTTCTTGTGCGCTGCGAGTTGTTCGAGCAGCGTATCCACCGACTTGGCTTTCGGCTTCGGTGCTGGTTCCGGCTCTACGACATCGGCTCCCAGCGCATGGGGCAGGGGCTCCTCGGTATCAACCTCCTGTTTGATCCCCATCTCACGGGCCGCCAGCGTGATCATGATCTGCTGGTTCTGCTCCATGATCTTGGTCATTGCCGCCATGAACTCTGGCATTCCCGCCACCGAACGGCTGGAGGCCTCGGCTAGCATCATGTTCACCTTGCCTTGGCTCTCGACGTACTGATCCATTTGCCGGGAGGCGTAGGTGCCTTCTGCCTCCTCGAAGACGCGATTTGGCGTTAGCCATTTCTTCTCGAAGCGGGCCGAGATCGCGGTTGCCTCGTCGTCTAGCGGCAGCATCCCCGGGGTCGGGTCGCCTTTGAAAACGATGTCGGTTTTGTGGGCATTATGACCATCCGAGACCACGACAATCCCCATGTCGCGTCCGGTCCGTTCGGTCCAGTCGGCCTCGGTATCCGGGTGGAAGTGCTGCGGCACCGGAAACGACTTGCGGACCTGCCGCCCGGTCATGCGGTCGGTCTCTTGATATTCCCACTTCACTCCCTCGACGCCGAGGTAGTGAGGTTCGATCAATCTCCAGCGGGCCATATGAGCCTCCTTAAAAAATGCTGTAGTAGACGATCACTGCCGTGCCGGTCGTGCCGGTGCCGGTAACCATGCACACATTTGCGCCGGTCGGATTGCCGGTCGGCGGCACCTGCAGCGAAGCATAGGTGCCGTGATCGGCAGACGGCGCAGTCGAAGTGACGTTGAACGGTGGCGTTAGATTGCCGGTATTGGCAGTGGTGCAGGTCGCGCCAGTGCCATAGGTGAACTGGAACGTCGTAGATGTAGCGAGAATTGAAGTGACGTGCCAGCCGCAGATATAGATGCGCTGCGAGGTATTGCCTGCGATTAGCTGAGTGGTTGTTGCCGACGTTACGTTCGTCTGGAACGAGAACGGGCACAGGATCGGCTGGCCGGGGCCGACGATTGGACCTTGAGCCTCTGCTCCGGGGATGAAGGCAAGCGCCAACAGCCCCAGAGCGAGAAGGAGCTTCCTCACTGGACCTGCCCCCATGTATTGGTGGACAGGACATAGAAATACTTAACGCAAGTTCTCGCAGCCAGCGTGGTCAGTGTCGTGGTAACGCCAGCGGTGATGGTTGCTGGCGATACCGCTGCGACGGTGATGGTCTGCCCAACCAGCGCAGCGTTAGTGATGTTGCACATAGTTTCGATTGCGCCATCAGTCACGCCCGTGGTTGGCAGGTTGAGCGTCAGGCCAGCGGATGGCTGGCCTGTGAACATTACAGCGTTTTGCTGCGCGGTTAAGTTGACCGTGCCGGTCGTGCCAGTCCCTGCATTTAGGTAGCCAAGGCTGGCGCGGGTCTGGAACGAACAGATAAAGCCGGTAGATGGGCCTCCGGGGCCTTGTCCAGCGTTCCAGCATTCATTGCCGGTGAGACTATTTTGGACGACTGGCTGCGCGTACAGCCCAATGCTGATGCCGAGGGCGACAAGCGCCACCCCCGGTATCCACGCGTACTTGAGCCAACGCATCAGTTCGCAACCACGATGCCTGCCGGATAGCCGCCAAGCACCGAATTGACCGTACCGTTATAAATCTGGTCGTGACGGTCGATCACGATGGCCGCGAATACGTTGGCATTGGTCGCATTCGAGCCGGTCACGGCGAAGTTGAGCTTGAGGAACCTCGGCTCCGGAAGATTGGGTGGGGGCCGGGGGACGTCCATATCCATCAACCGCGCGCCCGCGACGAGGTTGGCGGCGACAATGGACGGGGTTGCATAGTAGGTACTGAACGAGCCGGTGCCGCCCGATCCGTTATCCGGTGCGCCTTGGAAGTTGACCACCAGCGAGGTGAGTGTTGCCCAAGTGGTGGTGCATTGCACCAGCAGTTTCATGGCCGGATCGTCGCCAATACCGATGTCGCGGAACGGCTGGGTCGGATTGGAGATTGCACCGGGTTCGGCATTAGTAGGAATACCCGTTGCGCCGGTAGCCGGGCCAAGATCGATGATGTTGGTGCTATCGGCGGTGGCAGTGACTGCCTGCGCGACGGTAGGTCCGTTGTTCGGCAATGCAGTGCCACCAGTGAAACAGAGTTGTCCGTCGAGGATCATGGGGCGCTCCTATAGCACTTGCTGTTCGTTGGAGAGGATCGCATCACAAGTCCGGACCGGGATGCCCCGGAAGGTTGTGATCGGCTTGCCGTCGAACTCCTCGATACGCAGCAAGACGTTGGTCTTGTTCATCGCTTGGAGGTCGAGGTAGGTGCGGACAACACGGTTGGCATAGAGCACCGTCCTGCCCATGTTCGCGCGCACCTCGGGGGTGTCCGAGGTCTGCACCGTGGTTGCCGAGACCGGAGCGGTCGGCAGGCGATACAGTGCGCGAATGATCAGGTTGATCAAGTTCGCAGCCGAGACGCCGGTCAACTGGGTGACGTCGATGTTGGCAACGCGAGCGACGTAGCGCCAATCGCGCAGCACCAGACCGATCTCCCATTTGAAATGGTCTCTGTAGGCTTGGTAAGTGTTCTGCGAGCTATCGAGTACTGGCCATTCGCCCATATCCCGATGTTGCAAGCCGGTGATCTTCCCCTTCGGGAAGGTGGCGTGCAATGTGTCGTCACCCCAGACCGTGATCCAGATCGAGGTGTTGGAGTTCGAGGTGCCGCCGCCATCGAGCACGTTGAACGCGGTGTTCGAGTTTGCGGTGGTCTTGGTCGAGTAGCGAGGCGCGAGGCCGGTGAACCGTTCCGGGTTGAGGAACTGGTTGCCGTAGATCAGATTGGTCGCGACCTGCTGTGACATCCCCTCCAGAAACGCTTTGACTTCCGACAACCGGAACTCCGCCGTATTGCCGTTGAGGTCGGCGATGTCCTTGTCGATCACCGCATAGGTTTCGAGGTTGCCGCAGGTATCCACAAGCTGCGCCGTGGTCGACTTGGCATTGGGAACGCCCAAGTTCAACAGACGCCAAGTGGCTTGCGGCAGGCCGGTGCGGATGGTGGTTTTGTGTCCGGTGGGCAGATTGCCTTCGATGACCAGCATGTCTTCTAGGATTTCGTTGGTCTGCGAAAGCAACTCGATGATGCGGGCTACCTTGTAGCCGTCATCCATGCGCTTGGCCCAGTCCGCGTAGGTTAAGGCAGCTACGCCAATAGTTGCCATTAGCAAATCTCCTGTATGTGAGCACGGTTAAGCATTCGATTTGAGATGTGGATAGATGGCCTGTGCAGTCGACGGCTGCGACATGCCGGGTCGGTCTTGGCCGAGTGGTGACGGTCCGTTGCCACGGACAGCCCCTCCCTCGGTGACGAGTTTGGCAATGGCATTGAGACCACGGATCACGCCGGGATGGTTCCCGCCGCCCGTGAAATCCATACCTTCCCGAAACCCGTCTGCGTACTTCCCCATCAAATCGATCGCTTTGGAGATCGAAGTTAGGGTCGGCCTCAACTTGGCACCTCCGATGTCGGGGTCCGCGTTGATCTCGTCTTTCCATTTCTGCTGCTGGTCGCTCCATGTTTTGAACGGCTGTTCGGCAGCTTCCTTGGTCAGTTTGACGTAAAGGTCCACTAGCTCTTGAGCAGCGGCCTGATTGAGGTCGTGCTTCTTAAAGATAGCGGAGGCGTCCTTGGCGACATCTTCATCGAGGGTAAATCCCTCTGGGACCGCAAAATCCTCGTACTTGGCCGGTGCGCCTTTTGGTTCCTCACCTTTTTCATTAAGGAGGGATTTTGGAGCGTCGGCGCTCTTTTCTGCGGCTGCCTTGCCATCAGTCTTCGTTTCCTCTGGCTTCGTCGAAGGGGTCGTAGTCGGTGTCGGCTGGGGCCGCACTATTGTTTCGGTCGGCGGTATCGAAGGCGGGGTGGATGTAAGGGACGGGGCTTGGTCCACTATTGTCCCTTCGGCTGTCCTCGTCGGACCGGGCTCTGCGGACGGTGTCGGTGATGGTTCTGGCATTGGCTTCCCTCATCATCTTGAGATAATCGTCGGGGCAGACGCGCATGATGTCGTTAAGGATTTGCTGACCGACATCGCGTGTTCCGCAGTTGTAAGCGGTATCGAGCGCGGAGCGCGCATATACGGAAGACAGAAACACGCCGCAGCCAGTGAGAAGCTCGTAAAAATAAATCCGACCGTCAACCATTCCCATAGCGTGCTGGAGGAATGCGGCCTTCGCGTCAGCGATGGCCACGTCGCTCTTGCGCGCGATGGCGATATGCTTGCGGTTCGCGCCATCGTAGTCACTCACTTGGCCATGCCTCCCAGCGGGCTAGTGCCGCCCGGCATCGGGCCGGGCGGCGGCTCCGGTTCCTGCGGCTGCTGTTGCTGGCTCTGCTGCATCTGGGCGATCTGCTGCAGGGCTTCGCCGAGTTGCTTATGCAGGTCCTGCGCCTTGCGAACTGCCGGATGGGTTTTTTTAGCCACCGAGGCCTCCGATCATTGCTTGGGCTGCGTTCTGGCCGCCGCCGATGTCGACGTCGGACAGGTTCTTGGCTCCTGCGCTTAACTTCTGGGCGGCATCGGCCTGTGCCGCCATCTGCTGCTGCTGCGTCTGCTGGGCTCGCTGCTGGCGCATCTGGGCGAGTTCTTGCGGCGACCGGATCAGTTTGGGATCGTTGTTGAGCAAGTGGGACGCCTTCTCGATGCCGTAGTCGGTATCGACGACGTCTATTGCCTCGGGGCGGACGCCTTCGAGTTGTCCGACCATTTGCATGATGCGTTCGATGCCAGCCATCTGGGCGGCGTCTTGGGCGAGTTCCAGCATCGAAACGAAGTCTACTTCGATATGTCGGCCCCGGATTTCGGCTGGGGCTTTGGGGAAGATGCCCGCTCTGGATGCGATTGCGAAAGTGCGTTCAACAGCAGGCTTGAGCCCCTCGAAGCACAGTCTCTCAAGTACTGGTCCGAGCATAACCATGCTTTCACTTCGGCGGGCGTCAATCTCGGCAGCAGTAACGTTCGATCTTGTTTCATATTGCGAGATTGTTTGGAAAAGGTTGTTGTAGAAGGTCTCTTTGATGCGATCTCGGATTTCAATGAGGTCCTCCTTCATATCGGACAGGTTGGGGTTCACCTCGTAGATCGGGGCCATTCCGGCGCGGCCTTGCGAGAGCATTCCGGAGATGTAGGTGATCCCGCCCGGGAGGAGTGACACGGGCTGGTTCTTGAGTTGGAGGTCGGCGATCAACGGCGGGTTGACTTGTTTGTCGATGCCCTGCGCTTTGCGTTTGGTTTCCAGTTGCAGTTGCTTGACGTCGGGGAGAGCGTCCATGCCAGGAGATCGGCCATAAGGGTCGTTCGAGACAAGGTCCCATCGCACAGCGAGATAAGGTTGTTCGTGGAAGCCTCGCTTGCGAAGTATGCCCGGAGGAGAACTAGCGCCTCCTTGAGGAGACGCTGTTCCCATCCATTCCCAGTACACTTCGCGGTATTTGAAGTGTTCGGGGATGCCGAACTTTCTGCCGTCGTCATTTGGTTCGATCCCGTGGGCTACGACGAGTTCTCTAGTAAGGGAAGCAGCCCCCTCTTTATAAAGTCGAGCAATAGAGGGCGATACATTTTCAATTCCGAACTCCCGCACGCACTGATCGATAGTGAGGGTAAATTCACGGTACATGACAGCAGGCCAGAAGCTCTGGTCATTGTCCAAGTAATACTCCCCGAGGCATGGGTTGAAGCATCTGATGACATTGTCGTAGTCCTCGTAGATGATCATGGTGCCGGTGCCGAATATCACCAAGTCGAAGTAGAGCACGCCCATGGCCGGGTAGAAGTTGCTTTCTTGGAAGATCAGGTTGAGGATGCGTTCGCATTCGGCCAGCCACAAGGAAGTGGGCGAGGTTTGGGTGCTATCCTCGCGACCGATGCGGAGCCGGAACCATCTTTTTGTCGGGTCGGTACATCCGGTCATCATCCCCGCAGCAAGGTTACGAGCAGCAAGAGAACCAGTGCTGTCAAGAATGTGCTGGTTGATGGGGCTGCCTCGGGACATCTGATTTGGGGTGATAATCCACTTATAGCGGCGAGGCAGCATGTAGTCGGCGCATTCGCGCCAGTGGACCCACCAAGAATATCGGTTAACTCGAAGCCCAATGAGGCGGCCCTCCGCTTGTTTGCGCAAATCCATATCTTGTTTGGGTGGCAGCTTGTAGCGTTCCGGCCCGCGTTTGGTTTCTGCCGAGATGTCGCCTGCGCGTCCGCCGCCGACTATTTCGGCGCGGCCACGTCCGGGTCCGTACTGGGCGGTCGTCATTTATTTGTTGTCCTCTCCCGGCGTTGGCGGGGTCATGGGCAGGACGTTATCGGTGCCGAGTGCGCGACCGAGGATTTGCTGGGTGCGTGCTTTGGGTGTGGCGTTGGGCATGCGGTTGAGTGCTGCTGCGTTCTTGTCCCAAGGCCCCTGCAGCAGATCGCCCGCGACCCGGAATGTTGGATCGTTGCGCTGCATCAAGAGGCCTGCGGCCACATACAGATCGCCCATTGACGGCTGCAGGTGGGCGGGGATACCGCCGTCGTCCATCGGGTTGCCGGGCACCTTTGGCATGATCAAGTTCCGATCTGGGCTGGTGCGCCGCCGATCAGGGAACGCTGCGCGGTCTGGCCAGCGGTGGCGGTGACGGGTGCGCCGATCATGGTGGGCTGCA